AGATTGGTTTGCATTAACCATACGAAGAGTATCAGCAAAGTTTTTTAACTTCATTGATTGCTCAGCTCTTGCTCTCTGTTCCTCTTCTAGTTTTTTTTGTTCGTTGATAGGTGATATGTTTATACCCAACGAACCTGTGTCATTAGGGTTTAAATTTAAAAGACCGCCTGGTTTGTTGAAATCAAATATTGCCATTATATGTTTTTAAATGTTTCGTAGATATCAACCGCATCACCTATTCTTCCAAGTGTGCCTTGATCGGTTGATGATGTATTTGTCATGCCTGGTGTTCCACCGAATACAGCACCTGATAATAAGCCTAACTGTTGAGGGCCATAATTAATGCCTCTCATAAACTCGCCATAGTTAGCATCTAGTCCAGCTTGTCCTAGTCCTTGTTGCTGTCTTCCAATACCAGATAGTAAACCTAATCCTCTGTATTGATCTGCTAATTGATTACCAAATAAACCAGCTCTGAAGTTTCTGTCGCCCATTGCTAGATTTGCTGCATTGTTAAATCCAGACTGTCTTAAGTTACCAGAAGTTCTACCAGCTATGTCTGCAAAGTTTTTGTTTGTTTCTGATTCAAGCAATGCTGAACGAGAACCACCAAAAGCACCACTGCCTATTGCTGCATCTTGATCGCTTTGTATTTGCATCTGTCTTGCATCATTAAGATCACCAAGTGTGTTATTAATAACTTGTTCGTTATAAGGATTCTGAAATTGTTGTATGTTAAGTGGGCCTTGAGCCAAGTTGTTTAGTTGTCCTGTGGGATCAAAAGATAATGATCTACCAAACATGTTTCTTGTTGCATCAAAACCAGCTAGTTGGTCTGGATTAAATCCAGCTACTCTAGCACCTGTATATGGTGTAAATGGCTGACCTGCTACGCCTTTAGCTCTGTTATATAAATCGTCATAACGAGCTTGAGTTGCTGGATCAACTGTAGATGATTGTGTTGTTTTATCACCACCGCCTTTAATAGCTCCGTATGCGGTAGCTCCTGCTGTGATGTATGGTAATGCTGATGCCATAATATATCCTATAAGTCCTTACTAATTAAATATTCTTGTTTAAATCCTAGGTGCTTAACTTTTCTTAACCAACCCTTACGACCACTACCAGTTATCTTGTTAATGCCGATTGACCTGGCGTACTTCTCTATTGATTTAAACATTTCTTCTACTTCTTCATAATCTCCAGCTATACAAAGAATATGTAAGACATTTTTCTTGGGGAAAACTACGAACTCTGTAATTATAACTGTTTGTTTTCCACCCCAAATTGAGGCTATTCCATTTTCTATTTTATACTTAACATCATCAATTGTATAGGAATCTTGATAGTCAATAGCCTTTTCAATTAAGTCTTTATATTTATCAAACTCTAGCTCCCAGTCTTTTTTAGACTGTTGCTGTGGCGGAGATTGTTCCGTTGTCTGCGATACTAAGTTTATATTTTGTTCCATTTGGACTCACTAATACGAGTTCAGTAGCATCTACACCACTAACCTCTATTCTTTCACCTTTCTTAAATGCTAATCCATCTCTGTACTCTATTTCAGAAATCAGATAGTTTTGATAATCTGTATCTACTACTGGCCCTGGTCTTCTTAATGCTTTTCGTGCCATTACCTACGACCTCTTTTTTTAACATCTAGTCGTATGTTACCAACTTTAAATAACTGATCTGTGTCGCCTGTTACTTTCATCTTAACTTGTCTTGCTGTAAATCTTGCGTCTGTGTAACCATCAGTTTCAAAAGTAAAGCTACCAAAATCTGTCTCTGCACCAAGCGGTGTAAATCTTCCTTTAAAACTTAATACAACTCCAGGTAAGGTGTTTGCTTCTTCGTCTGGAATAATCTGATTACATTGTACATAGTTATCACCAACGCCTATCTCAATAGGCCCTGACGTTGCGTAGGGTACTGCTGAACCTATGTCCTCGGATTCAATTAATGTTGTGCTGTCGTGTTGGTAAACAAAACCAGAACTGTTACATGCTGTTGGAAAGTCTAATACGCCTTGGTCTAACCAACATCCTCTATCCATTGAGCCAATACTCCATACGTTCTCTATGTAGTTCCAGATAACATATTTGTTTGGTGTTAATTGGTCTGTACCAACGGGAAAGAAAAACCACATCTCATTAAAGTTAGAGTTGTGACCACCGCATGATGTTTTTCTATATGGACTATTTATATTGTCATAAACAAAATCATGTACTTCACATTTTATTTCTTTAACTGCTCCATCAAATACAAAGAATGAGTTTTCACCCATCCAACATAAGAATGAATCAGCAGCTACAACTGTTCTTGGGCTGATTGCTTTACAGTTAGTACCAGCGTCTTGTATGCCATAGATAAAAGGAGAACCTGTGTAATACATTCTAGCTACGCCAGTATCGGTAAAGATAATAATATCTGTTTGCCATTTAACTGCACTTAATACTCTACCACCTGTAGGTATTTGTAAATCACCAGCAGTATTAGTTGATGCCGCAGTCCATGTTGTTAGCGTTTCTCTTGATGACCATTGTATCTTTCTTGGATCGCCACCTGCACCTAAAGCTACAACATGTCTTTCGTTAGTAACTAATACACCAGCACAGTTAGTTGGCGCACCTGAAACGGGTGCTGCTATTGTGCTAGGTGTGTTTGGATTCCATTGAAATATTCTTCCGTCTGATGGACAACAGAAAAGTAATATCTCGCCAAAGTTGTCAAAAGAAAAAGAGTTAGTGTTAAATAATAAACCAGATTGTGAACGTGCATCACCATAGTCTTCAACGTCATAGTGATATGCACCATATCCTAAAGGATCAAAAGATGCGTCTGTAACAAAACCTGATGGTGTGATGTCATACCAAGTATCGTTTATTAAGACATAGATTCTTTCTCTTGTTCCAACTACTAATACTTTTTTATCTCCATTGGTTATGTAGGAGAACATACCAGTAGGAGTACCAGTAAGAGCTGATGTATTGAGTTTTGTCCATCCACCGATTGGTCTTAGGTATCCGTTTTCAAAACGTACTAAGTCACCGTCTGTCCATCTTCCTTTGTTGGCATAATCAGTACCGTTAGTGACAATGCCAGGTGGAGGAGTCACTTGTATTAATGGCATTTAATTCTCCAATGCTTCTAATCTAGTTGTTAGTTCTTGAACTGCTGCGACTAAAAGAGGGACAAGTTTGCTTTGGTCTATACCTTGCATTTCATCACCATCTTTTTCACCAACTACTGCTTCTGGAACTATGTCCTGTACTTCGTGTGCAAAGAAGCCATCAACTGTTGTATCTGGATCAACTTTAAAATTAAATTTGTAAGGCTTTAATTCTTTTAATCTTTCTATACCATCTGATATAGCTACTTCATTTTCTTTTAATCTATAATCTGATGAAGTGTTGTATGATGTTGCAGAACCATTTGTTTTTATAGTGCCTACAGTTCCATTACCATTTATAACTGAAAACATAGTTCTTGCAGAAGTTAAAGATGTTTCTATAAGTATTGAGCCTTGATTAGAGTCTCTTTGTATTTTCCAACCTTGACCAGTTCCATTACCAACCCAACCATAAGATCTTACATCGTAAGTACCAGATTTATTAAATTTTGCAGTTGAGCTATCTGCTGTAAATATTGAAGTACCAGAAACATTAAGACTTATTTGATTATTATTATGACTGTAAGTAATACCGCCAATGTTAGAGTTACCTGAGTCACCAAATCTAATCATGCCAACATTAGATGCACCAGATAAAATAGTCATTCCTGAATCAGCACTACCTTCTATAACTAATTCGTCAGCGCTAGTTAAAACAGATGAAGCTCCGCTATCACCAGTTTTAATGTGTAAGCCAACTCCTAAGTCTTTATTTGATAGTCCAGATGTTGCAAAGTAATTACTTACTGTAACTGGAGGTGTGCCAAATCCTAGGGTTACAACATTATTGGTTACGTTTGTAGCAATTAAGGCTGTACCATTAGATGTGTTTGTAGTGTCGGGTAAAACCAATGTTATGTTTGTATCGTTTAAGTCTGCTGGTGCTTTTAGTCCAATTGAGTAACCACTTGCATCAATAAACTTTAATGCGTTTTGTGAAGTACCAGCACCATCTAAAAACACATCAGCACTTGCTGTTAATGTACCATGTACTTTTA